GTTAAGCCACTAACAGGCGCTGAATATCTTTCAGCAAACATCAAGGCAGCAATGGGAGATGATGAGGCTCGCCGCATCGTTCGCGCTGCTGATGATTCAACATCAACAAACACCGGCCTCACACTAGCGCCGCATCTACAGACCTTCATCACCGATACGTTTTCTGGACGTCCGGCTTTTGATGCTGTAACACGTCAGGCACTTACAGAATCAGGCATGAGCTTCACAGTTCCACGCATGTATGTAAATGCAGGAACACCTAACACTGCTCCAACAGTGGCAGACACAAACGAGGGTGCAGCACCATCTGAAACAGGCATGACCTCTGGCTACGACACAGTAACAGTAAACAAGTTCGCAGGTTTGCAGCGAGTTAGCTGGGAACTCATCGACCGATCAAGTCCCGCATTTATGGACCTGATGATGGTTGAGTTAAGAAAATCTTACGAAAAGGCAACAGACGCAGCACTTATCGCTGAACTTATCTCATCTGGAACTGCAGCAACAAACGTTGCAACAACCGCAGCTGGTTTGCAGTCATTCATCGCAACCGAGGGTGCAGCAGCTTACAAGGGAACAGGTGGCGATTTCGCTAACAAGCTAGTCGCTTCAACTGACCAGTGGGCAGCTATCGCAGGTTACGCAGATACAACAGGCCGTGCGCTTTACTCAGCTCAGGGTGCAACTTACAACGCATCAGGCGTTGCAGTAGCATCGTCAGTTCGTGGAAACGTTCTAGGCACTGACCTAATCGTTGATCACAACATCACCGCATCAGGCATTTCAGACGATTCAGCGTTCTTAATTGCCCCAAGCAGCGTGTATGCGTGGGAATCGCCAACTACGCAACTCCGTGTTAATGTCTTAACATCAGGCGAGGTTGAAATTGCACTATACGGCTACCTAGCTCTATACGTTGCAAAGAGCGGTAAGGGCGTTCGCCGCTTCGCGGTTGCTTAATAGCACCAACAGTTAAATCCGAGAGGGGCAGTTAGCCCTACTGCCCCTCATCGGTCATAAGAGAGGAAAGAGATGAGTTTAGCAACAGTTAGCGAATTACGCTCAGCACTTGGCGTTGGCTCACTCTACCCAGATGCCACTTTACAACAAGTATGTGATGCAGCAGACGATGTCTTGCTGCCTATGCTTTGGGTCAATAACTATTACAACGTTGGCCATAGCAATACTACAAACACAGGCACCCTTTACTTCCAAGAAGAAGTTACAGAGATTTTTTACGTTGGCCAAACAGTCGTTATTACTGGCAACGGATCTAAGCATAATGGCAATAAGACCATTACGGCAGTAGGCACATATTCAATTACCTACGCGATTACAGGCAATAACAACACCGCAGCGCCTTATCACCCAGTCCAGCCTCTAGGCCAAGTAGCAGCAGACACTTACGTTGATTGGACACTAGACGCGGCAGTTCAAGAAGCTGCTTTAATGATAGCGGTTGATATTTGGCAAGCACGTCAGGTTTCATCTACTGGCGGTTCTTCACCAGACTTCACTCCATCTCCTTACAGAATGGGCAATAGCTTATTAGCTCGCGTTCGTGGCCTTATCGCTCACGCGCTCGACCCTAACTCAATGGTGGGCTGATGCCAACACCAGCGATAACTACACTTCGCACCACAATAGCAACTGCGCTTACAGATAACTCCAAATGGCAAACTTTCGCTTATCCACCTGCAACCACATTGCCTAACTCTGTGATTGTGGGTTGGGATAGCCCAATGCTTGAAATGCAAAATAATCAATACAATGCAATTAGCCCAATGGCTAACTTTAGAATTTTAATGACTGTGCCAATGCTAGATAATCAAGGTAACCTAGCAGGGCTAGAAGAAATCATCACAGGAGTTTTTAACGCGCTATCAGCTAGTTCGTTAAATGTAGCAGTTAATGAAGTATCAGAACCAAGCGTTATGGAATTGGCTTCTGGTGATTTATTGGCTGCTGAAATGTCCATCTCAATTCTCACATCATGGAGCTAACAATGGCAGATCTAGACGAGAACACGGCCTTTCTAATCAAGATCGGCCAAATACCAGCACCAGAAAAAGCAACACCAAAACCAGCCGCTAAGAAAGACGAGGAATAATAAATGGCTATTTTCCTAAACAACAAGGTAGGCGTTAAGGTAAATTCAGTTGATCTTAGCGACCACGTCACATCAGTGAGCCTTTCACGCTCATTTGACGAATTAGAAGTAACTGCAATGGGCGATACAGGTCACAAGTTCGTCAAGGGCTTGGAAGCATCATCAGTAACTATTGACTTCCTAAACGACACCGCAGCAGGTGAAGTTCTTGCAACTCTACAAGCTGCATGGGGAACCACAGTAGAAGTTAAGTTAATTCAAGATTCAGCATCAGCAGTTTCAGCAACAAACCCACTTTACACATTCAACGTGTTGGTAAATAACACAACAGACATCAACGGCGATGTAGCATCTGTCGGTATGCAGTCTGTAACTTGGAACGTGCAGGGTGCAACAACTGTTGCAACAACAGGCAGCTTCTAAATAGAAAGATAGGGCTATGGCAAAACTAAAGATAACCAGAACAGACGGAACTACAACAGAACACGAAATCACTCCAGCAGTGGAATACGCGTTCGAACAAACTAAGGGCAAAGGCTTCTTCAAGGCGCTACGCGATGACGAGAAGCAAGGCGATGTCTATTGGTTAGCTTGGGAATGTGTTAGACGTTCGGGTGAAACTGTTAAACCTTTCGGCATGGACTTTATTGAAACTTTAAAGTCAGTAGAGGTGCTAGAGAGCGACCCTTTAGGGTAGAGCGCGATTCCCTCACCTATTTCATCGCTAAATTAGCGGTAGAAATGGGGGTCGCGCCTCAACATCTTATTGAGTTAGATCAGAAGATGTTACAGGCAATAGTGCAGGTATATAAGGAAAAGGCAAAGGCGGTAGAAGATGCTAAGCGCAGAACTAGACGGCGCCGTTGAACTTCGCACCGCTATGCGTAAATTTACTCCAGACCTTGCTAATAACTTAGAGGCTTACATGGCTCACGCTTTGCGTCCTATTGTTAGCAAGGCTAAGGGTGAAGTCCCAAGTGAGGCGCCACTTTCTAAATGGGCGCTTTACTCCCGTGAGAAAAAGGGAAGATTTCCGTTTTACAATTCAGCAGACATTAAGGCTGGTATTGAAGCATCTACCGAGCCAACAAAGCCAAATCGCAAAGGCTTTGCTTATGCAGCTGAGGTAGTCAATAGCACAGTGGTTGGTTCCATTATTGAAACCGCTGGCCGTAAGAATCCTAATGGTCGCAAGCAAGCGCAAAGAGGCGATACTTCACGCAAGTATTCTCAGTCTGCAAACCCTTATGCTGGTAAGCAATTTATTGACGCTTTAGAGCCTATTTACAAGGCGCAGTCAAAGACGCGCAAAGGCGCATCAGGCCGCCGTAAAATGAATGGCCGTTTAATCTTCAAAGCATGGGGCGAAGATCAGGGCAAGATATTAGGCAACATTTCAGGCGTGATAGATAGAACTATTCAAGAATTTCATAAGCGCACAGGTAACGTTCATGTGACCGCACAACGAAAGGTTAATAATGGCTAGATTTGATAGCAATGTTGCAATTCGAATTGGTGCCGATTTCGTTGGTATTCCAGCGTTTAAGAAAGCCGACACTGCGGTTGATAAACTTTACAAATCAACCAAGAAACTAGCTGCCGCATTTGGAGTTACCTTTTCCGCTGCTGCTATTGGCCGTTTTGGCGCTAGCGCAGTAAGAGAATTTGCTAACGCAGAACGCGAAGCACAAACCTTATTAGGCACAATGAAAAGCCTTAATTTGGCTTTTGCCGCACCCGAACTTGGCGCATATCTTGATGACCTAGAAAGACTTACAGGTATCAACAGAGGCGAATTACAACCTGCCTTGCAGAAATTAGTCACTCAAACAGGATCAGTGGTTAAGGCTCAGGAAATTCTTAACACTGCGGTAAAGGTTTCATTCTCTGGCCTTATGGATGTATCAACTGCCGCTAATGCTCTTACTCAGGCTTATGTCGGTAACGTTAAAGGCTTGCGCCAATTTAACTTAGGTTTGACCAGCACCGAACTAAGCCTAATGACTTTTGACCAAATTCTCGCTAAAGTCGCAAATACCTACGATGGACAATTTGCAGAAGCGCTAGATTCAACCACAGTTAAAATTAACAAGGTCAAAAACGCTAGCGAGAACCTTAAAGAATCTATTGGCGAGGGCTTAGTTAAAGCCTTTAGCGATTTAGCAGGTAATGGCGATATTGACCAAGCGACATCTAAGCTGGAGAAGTTTGGAGAACTTGCTGGCCGTATTATTGGCAACCTATTCACTCCGACTAAAGTTGGCGATTTCTACCTACCAATTCCTAACCTATTAAAGAAGCCAACACAGAGCAGTTCTCTAGGCAGTCCTGCTTCATGGCGTGAAAAGAATGTGGCGCTGGCAAAGGCAGAAGCAAAGGCGGCTGCTAACGCCAAGAAGATAGAAGATGCAAAGTTATCAACCCTACGCAAACAAACCGCTGAAAAGCGCGCTCAGGCGGCCGTTGATAAGGCTAACAAGGCTCTATCGGCTGCTAATGCAATGTTTGATCCGCAAGGCATTCAGATAGCGGCTGCGCTGCAAGGCAACATCACTGCTGAGCAACGCGCTCGCTTAGAATTGATGCAGAAAATTTGGGAACTTGAACAGGCTATTAGTCAAGGCAATACAGAGCTAATTGAAAAGTTGACTGCTCAACTACTAGAACTTACCAAGCAGACTGCACAGTTAAATGCTAACTTCAAGGCTTTAGAGCGCATCAATGATTTGATGAATTCTATTGGTTATGGCCGTCAGTTATTTGATATTGGCAACATCGAGCGAACACTTGAACTCTTAAAGAATATCGGTGGCGGAAGTTATACCCCATCTAGTTTCGTTCAGACTTTCCCAGAAGATGTCTGGAAAGGCATTCTCTTTGACTTGCCTAATGCGGCAGCAGAAGATGTTGTGGTTCCAGAAGTGGTTGTTAATATTGATGGCAACCTTAACGGATTAATTGACGTGGTTGTCGATGGCTTACAGAACAAGAGCGCATCAGGCGTAGATACTCGCATCTTGCGTAACACAGGTGGGTTTAACTGGTAATGACCTATCCAATAACCCCTAACCTAACAGTCTATTTTACCGATGGAGCTACTTTTGGCTACCCATTTATTATCGGTGATGAAACTTATGGCGTTATCGGCACAGGAACTTTAGGCTCTGATAGTAATAACAACTTGGTCGTAGATGTATCTGACCAATGCGTTAAAGCTAACATGCGAGCTGGCTACAACCTGTTGCAAGACCAATTCCAAGCAAGCGAAGCTACGTTCCGTTTAGTAGATCCAAATGGTGATTGGAACCCAACCAATACCGCTTCCCCTTACTATGGCTATTTAACGCCGCTTCGCAAAATTCGTTTTAGCGCCACTTACGGCGGTAATGGTTACTTCTTATTTTCAGGTTATATTACAAGCTATAACTACTCTTACCCTAAAGACCAAGAAATCGGTTATGTAGATTTAGTTTGCGTTGATGCTTTCCGTTTGCTTAACCTTGCTGGAATTACCACAGTGGCCGGTGCTACCGCAGGGCAAGACACAGGCACACGAATTACAAAGATACTCGATGAAGTAAGTTTTCCTACCAGCTTGCGTTCTATTGAAACGGGCTTAACCACAGTTCAAGCAGATCCAGCAACACTACGCACGGCTTTAGCAGCGATTAAAAATGCTGAGTTCTCTGAGCAAGGCGCGTTCTATTTTGACGGCTCAGGCACGGCAACCTTTAAGAATCGCCAGAGCGTTCAAGAGGCGGCAGGTGTTAGCCCAACAGTCTTTGCTAATGACGGCTCAGGTATTTCTTACTTTAACTTGCTTCCAGTCTTTGACGATAAACTAATCATTAACGAAGCTAACATAACCCGTATTGGTGGAACCGCACAGAGCGCGACCAATGCCGCTTCTATTGCCAAATACTTCCCTCATTCAGTCAATTACGACAACCTAATTGTACAGACCGATACAGAAGCTCTTAACATCGCTAAAACCTATGTAGCAACTAGAGCAGAAACCACGCTTCGCGTTGATGCGATTACTCTTGATCTGACTACTCCAGATTATGCTGCTGGCATTTTGGCAGCTTTAGATTTCGATTACTTCTCTAATGTCCAAGTTAAAAACGTAGGACAAGACGGAAGCACTATCGATAAAACCCTACAAGTCGTGGGTATCGCTCACGATGTAACCCCGAACTCATGGAAAACTACTTTCACATTATCCGAGCCACTGGTCGAGGCTTTCATCATAGGAAGCGACACGCACGGTATAATTGGAACTAGCATAATGACCTACTAGGAGCAACAATGGCAACAGGATTTCCAGCGGCAACAGGCGATGTTCTGAGTGCCTCTATGTATAACGGCTTAGTGGCTTATACAGTCAATACGGCACAGACGGCAGACTACACACCAGTTATTGCCGATGCCTATCAAACCTTAACCCCGATGAACAAGGCAACGGCGGTTAATTTCACTATCCCTACCGATGCTTCTGTGGCTTTCCCTGTGGGAACTGTCTTAACAGTCTTGAACATCGGTGCTGGCGTTTGCACCATCAAAGCGGTAACTAGCGGAACTACAACAGTTCTATCTGCTGGCGCTACCGCAGCTCAGCCAACCCTTGCACAATACAAGACCGCAGCTTGCATTAAGACCGCAGCTAATACTTGGTATGTGGTGGGCGCCATTGCTTAATAACATTGTCGCGCTTCTAGGAAATGGCGCTGCTGCAAGCACGACCAGTTACGAATCTATTGCCACTGTAACTGTCGGCGCTGGCGGATCATCAAGCATTTCATTTACCAGCATTCCTAGCACCTACAAGCATTTGCAAATACGCGGAATTATCAATTCTACAAAGTCAGGTGCGTCAGGGGCAGATTCGTTAGAATTAACAATGAATAATGACGCAACTGCGCTTTACTCAGCACACAGATTATTTGGCGATGGTTCAGGCACGACTTCAGATGGATTTGCTACTCAGAATTACGCTTATTTTGGTATTCAACCACAGACAACTTCAGCAGTTTCTTATTATGCAGCAGTCGTTATAGACATTTTAGATTATGCAAATACATCTAAATACAAAACTTTTAGAAGTTTAATGGGATTTGACGCCAATGGCTCAGGGCGCGTAGGCTTGTTTTCAGGTTCTTATCAATCTACATCGGCAGTCAATCAAGTAACAATTTATTCCGATAACAGAACTGCAAACTTTTCCCAATATTCCAGTTTCGCACTTTACGGGGTGAAAGGCTAATGGCTTCTACTTATACACCGATAGCGACTACTACGCTAGGCAGTAATACAGGCACAGTTACTTTTAACTTAATTAGCGGTTTTTATACCGATTTGGTTTTGGTTGCAAATGCAGGAGCAACTTTAGCGGTAGATACAATTTTACGTTTTAATAACGATAGCACTGCACTTTATTCCTATACAACGCTTACAGGCGATGGAACAAGCGCGGCTTCTGCTCGTAGAAGCGCAAAAACTGAAATTTACCAAAACTGGGGCTCATCATTGCCAACTTCAATTAACGCAAACTACATTATTCAAGTAAATAACTATTCTAATTCTACAACTTACAAGACTTCACTCACACGCTTTAATAACGCTGCTGGCTCAACTGATGCAATTGTTGGTCTTTATCGCTCAACAAGCGCAATTACTAGAATTGATTTAATCAATGCTGGTTCTGCTGGTGTGTTTCTTGCTGGTTCCACATTTACTTTGTATGGCGTAAAGGCGGCATAATGGCTGATACATATACACTAATTTCAAGCGTAACTGTTGGCGCTGGTGGCGCTAGCAGTATTGACTTTACTAGCATTCCTGCTACTTATACGGATTTGAAACTGGTTGGAAGTATTAGAACTAATACAGCGCAAACCGACAATAGTATGGATATTAACTTTAATAGCAGCGCAACCAGTTTTAGCGCTAGATTTTTATAT